GAGAGAGCCAGACCCAGATCAGTTGGCCTGAGCGGGTGCGTGCCTTTACGGGATGCCACGCGAACCACGATTCGCCGCGGAACATGGTCACGCCGCTTCCACCTGCGGCTTAAGCCAGTATTTGCTGAGCTCGGCGTAACCGCTGCCTTTGCGGTAAGTAATCGAATCCGGCATGCCGAACCGGTTCTTGGCGTGGAATGCTGCGCCGCCGGCTGGATAGATGATGACTTCCTTGCCGCCTTCTGCGTGAGCCACCTTCTTGTCGCGGCTGACTTCCTTTTCCTTGATGGAGACCCGGCGATTAAGGAACGCCACCACATCAGATTTTGCGCGAACGACTGGCGCGGCCAGCTTGTTCAGGGCGATGTCGTATGTGTCGTAAGGATCAGTCGTCGGGCTCTTGAAGTTGCGAATGGTATTGTGCGCGATAAGAACCACGCCGATACCGGCATGAGATAGCGCTTCGCAGCCGGACATAAAGTGCGTCCACTCAACAGTGGATTCCTTGTAGCCATTGCCAAAAGCCGCTGGCGAGCCTTTGGAATTGTCGTCGACAGATGCCGCACCGATGCGGGCCGCAGTGACGCCCTCGACGAATGGCGCAAGACCATCCAGGCTATCGATGATCACCGTTTTGAAGTCGTGTTCAGCCGTCAGCAGTTCCTGAAAGACGCTTTCGATGTCCTCCCAGCTTTCGATAAGCTTCTGCTCGCCGTTCTCGTCCTCTGGCGTAGCCATTTCAACGTCGGACGGTGGGCGTTCGCCTTCGGTGGCTAGATAGATCGGGTTTGGAAATTCGGCGGCAAGGCTGGTCTTGCCGATGCCGTCAACGCCATAAAGAACGACGATCGGCGGATCGCTCCGCTTGGTGGACTTCAATCTGCTCAGTGAAATAGCCATAAGGCCTCCTCAGTGGTGTGTGGTGAAAACAATGGCTGCGATGTAGGCAGCGGCTGCAAAGACGATCAGCCACCGCCAATGAGTGATCAGCGTGCGAACAGGAGGCAAAAGAGCCACCAGAAGGCGCCAAGCACGACGATTGCCACGATCGCTAAGGGGAACAGCGTGATGAGGGCGATTGCCGCCGCTGCTGTCACCGCAGCAATCCCGCCGCGCTTCAGTCCGCGAAGGACGTATTTGCGTGGCGTAGGCGTGACCGGCACGTGGTCGAGCGGAGGTGCGGTGATGGATTCGGTGTACCAGGGGGATTTGGCGTTGGTCATGTCTCGTCACCGAAATGGAAGTCGATGCGCCAGTAGACCGCCATCAGCATGAGATATGTGGCGTGGCCGATCTCCCCTGTCACAAGGGCGAAAATGCTAAGCAGCATATTGATTGCCGCCATGATGAGAGCGAACTTTCTCACAAGAAGTCTCCTCAATGATGTGGTGAAGTGCGGCTGGTTGGTAGCCAGCCGCTGGCGCTAGTTAGGCGGCGTTCTCGTATTCGATCCACGCCTCGACGGCGTCTTTGGCACCCTTCAAAGTAAGGCCGGCCACAGCCCGCAGCTCTTTGATGGCGTCGATCTTGAGTCCGAGGTACGCCATGTTCTGCCACTTGTGGTCATAGACCGGCGCGGCTTCTTCGTGCATCTTGGTCAGCGTGAACACGCCGAACTGCTTGCCTTTGTATTTTGCGGCAAGACGCTTGGCTTCCTTCTCCGCCGCGCCGGTGGACGCGTGAACGTGCGGCGTCGAGGATGGCTTGGGCTGGCCGTTTTCGATGAGGGCGACGATGGCGGTGGTGGGTGTGGGTGTAGCGGCGACGAAATTGAACGAAGTGGCATAACCAGAGGTGCCATCTTCAAACTTCAACCATGGACCGTCTTCGTCCCACCCGGAAATGTCCTCGATCTTGGAAATTGTAGCTTCGTGGCCAACTTTGCTTACAGGATTATTGCCCCTGAAACGTTTGACCCGATCACCGACCTTGAACTTCGGCTTCGCGTTGTCGTTGCTCGGCTTCGCCACAGGCTCGTCGATCCATTCGGCGATGAGGTCGTCTTTGTGGTCGCCATTTGAAATTGAGCCAACAAGGCCATTTTCAAGATAATTCCACAAGCCGTCTATCCGGTACGGACCGTCTGAACCGTGTGCGGCTTTGAGGCGAACCGGCCCGACCTTCCGACCGTCGCGCGTCTTGTAGAACTTGCCGGCCTCGATCTTGATGGTAGCGGCAGATGGTTCGAGGTTCGAGGCCTTTGCCCACCATTGTCCAGATCCAGAGAAATCCACACTGTACGTGTCGTCAATGGCGTCGTACCGGATAACCTTGCCGATCTCTCCGGTCTTCCCGTATCGACCGTGCCCGTTGTAACCTTCAGACTTGATCAGTCTAACTTCGTCACCCTTCTTAAACTTCCCCATCACGCTGCTCCTTCAGTTGTTGTCTCGGCGGTCATCGCGCGCCGTTGTGTGAAGTCGACCTTGACGACGTTGGTGTCGTCATCCTCTTTTGCGGGCGGCTCGCCATCAGGATCGTGCTCGATCTCGAAGCCGTGCCACCAGATCGTTGAGGCGCCGTCAGCAAGTCGGACCTGGTACTCGCTGCCCCAGTTGCGATCGCCGATGACGACGCCAGTGAGATGAGGGTTTTGTCGGTTGCGAACCGGATCGCCGAAATTGAATAAATCGCAGTCGCAGGTCATGCCGCCACCCGCTCACTACGCAGTGCGTAGTCGTTGACCGCCTGCCCGGCCGCCAGATCGTCTTCCGAAGCCGGAGGATTGTCGTTTGCGGCTGTAAGAACGCGCGGGAGCGAAACCGGCATGAGGCCGGAAAGCGTGGAGCAGCCGCCGTTGTGCGGCGCCAGGTGCGTCGTGCGGTCGGGGTTGTTGTCGTTGGCCGGGATGAAGGCGCGCTGCTTCTGCAGGCCGTATGTGCGCCGCAGCCGCTGGTATGCGGCCATTGGCTTGACGTTGTATCTGGCGGCGATATCTGCGACGCTCTCACCGTTTTCACGGCGCGCGTGCATATCCGCCAGCATAGTGCTGGTGATAAGCGTCATGTCGTCTCCTCTAAGTGGTGACCGCCTCGTGGTTGACAAAGCGGTAGGGTTATGAAACTAAACTATTTTTACAAATTTGTCAAGATTTCAAGGTGGATGCATGCCTGAAGTTAAGTCGCGCCTCCTGCAATCGATACTGAAAGAACAGAAGCGGAGAGCCGTAAAGGACCGCGCTGTGTACGAAGAGCTAGGCGTGCCTCAGCAGACCTACAGCACCTGGAAGGCTGGCGTCATTCCAAGACCTAGGCAATTCCCGGCGATTGCCGCCTTCCTGGGTGTCTCCGAAGATGACGTGGCAGAGATGGCTCGCGAGGCGGCAGAAACCGCTCCTTCCATCACGCCTATTACGGTTGCCCGCACCTACGGTAAGATCTCCGACCGCAAGGCCGGCAAATTCAAATTCGAGCCCATCAACGACGGTCGCAAACGTATTCCCGAAGGCCGGTACGCGATCGTCATCGACACTAAAGTGATGGAGCCTGTCTTCCACGTCGGCGTGAAAGCGTGGCTTGACCCTTCCCGCTGGCCAGCCGTTGGTGACGACGTGCTCGCGCATTCGGGCGGATTCGCCTGGATCGGACGATTTGAAGGAATGAGCAACGGCGCTGTTCAGCTTAGCCGCTACGATGGCTCGGAGCTTGAAGTGAAGAACGTGGAAGCTGTTCATGTTGTCGTCCTTTCGGAGCGGGTGGTTACAGCATAGCAAGGTGGTGGCCCGGAATGCCGCTTGACAATTCCTACAAATTTGTGTAGGAATTGTCTGTCCGATGTGGTGTCGGATATGGAACACGCGCTTTGATCCCGCCTTACGGCGAAGGTCTCCTCGGCGTGTTAGTACGGAGAAGGGGCGGAGTTACGGGTGGTGCCGGCTCATTACGCCCCTTTTCGTTTTATGTTGCATGCACGACAACGCCGGCAGAGCTTCATGCTCCACCGGCGCTAAGTTTTCGAAGTCATTTTTTGCGGTCTCTCTCATAGTCGTCTCCCCTTCTGGCATTATTGGTTTTGTTATCGCCAGTTGGTTGCTGGCGTTTAAGGCGGCCCGGTCACTGGCCGCCATCTTCTTCTGCGGTCGGGAGCTTCATGCTCCCATCTTCTTCTCGCCGTCATGGCGCTCATGCCGATCAGCGCTTGGGTCGTCGATCGTCTTCTTTCGCAATCCTTAAACATGCGCATTCCCTTTCATGCTGCAGGTTCGTCTTGGGGTCTGTTGCCCTGTCGGCTTCTTGTTTGGCCGCTGTTGATTTTGGTTCTACCGTTTTACCGGTTTAGTGTCAACTCTAAACCGGTTTTATTTTCCGATATTTTTCCGTTATACCGGTACGCATGGCAAAGCTGAGCGACATCATAAGGTCTAAGCGCAAGGAAATGGGCTTAACGCAGAAGGCGTTCGGCAACCTTTTTGGTGCGCAGCAGACCACCGTCTCCGATTGGGAGAAGGGGAAGATATCGATGATGCGCAACTGGCAGAAGCTCGCCGTGTCTCTTGGCCTGCGCGAATCGGAATTTCTCGACCTCATGGCCGAGGCAACGACAGAATCGGAAAAGACAGAGCGGATGATCCCTGCTCTGCGTCAGGCAACTGCGCCTCAAATCAGTACTGGCAGCATTATTGCCGCTCCTAAACCACCGTCCGGGGAGCGTGACGTACCCGTGCTGGGTAGGTCAAAAGGAGGGTCAGACGGTGAGTTTGAGTTTAATGGGCAGGTCATGGGCTGGGAGTGGAGGCCGCCACACCTGGCGGGAGTCGTCGAGGCTTACGCAACGTACGTCGACGGCGAAAGCATGTACCCTAGGTATAAGCCGGGCGAAACCGTCTGGACAAATCCACCCAAGCCAATAGCGCGTGGCGACGATATCATCGTTCAGTTAGCCCCAAATGAAGAGGATGGCATTCCTCGAGGCTTCATCAAGGAGTTTGTAAGGTGGGAGCCGAGCTATCTGGTGGTTTGTCAATTCAATCCGCCGATGGAAATAAAGTATCCACGCGATGACGTGGTATCCATCCACAAGATCGATTACGCCCAAAAATAACGGTTTACCGGTTTAACGGTTGACGCCATTCCAATATCGGTCTATATCTCCTCTTGCGATCAGCAAACCAAGCTGGCCACCACAAGAGGAGACTACCAATGTACAGACCACGTCCCGAAGAGTTTGACGACGTCGCCGTTGCCGCCCAGTCCGATGAGCCCATGAAGCGCCCGGACCACAAAGCCAAAAAACACGGCAAGCCCAAGACGAAATATGAATACATGCGCCGCTTCCCTAAAAAGCCGCGCAACGGCGAGGAAGTCGGCGGCGGCCACTTCGTATTCCGCCGTGGCGACAGCACTGGACGCATTCGTCCCTGCATGTGGCCCTTCGAGCATCCCTCCTACGATTCTGCGCTGGTTGAAGCCGCACGCCTGCACAAAGAGCACGGCGGCACCTTCGAGGTGTTCGTTCGCGTCGGCAGTGTAGAGCCGTGCGAATGAGCACGCCGGCGGCGCCAGCGCCGACTGTTCAGCAGATAATTACCGAAGCGCATGCAGCTTTATTGAAGGACATCGCTGGTTTCATGGCGATCTCGCTCTTCATAGCTGCAGTGCTGATCTGGGCTTACTGACACCACCAACCACCACCACACCACTTGAGGAGATCAAACAAATGAAATTCGACATTCTGAACAGATTCAGCGGAGAAGTGCAGTTTTCAACTGAGATTGACTGCAAGGCTGATGATTTGCCATCAGTGAAGCTTGGCATGGCCGTTAAAGTGGCTGTGAAGGAGAACGCCGACCTCTACGGCGCCAACCTCCGCAGCGCCGACCTCTGCGGCGCCGACCTCTACGGCGCCAACCTCCGCAGCGCCGACCTCCGCAGCGCCGACCTCTACGGCGCCAACCTCCGCAGCGCCGACCTCCGCAGCGCCGACCTCCGCAGCGCCGACCTCTACGGCGCCAACCTCCGCAGCGCCGACCTCTGCGGCGCCGACCTCTACGGCGCCAACCTCCGCAGCGCCAACCTCTACGGCGCCGACCTCCGCAGCGCCGACCTCTACGGCGCCGACCTCCGCAGCGCCAACCTCTACGGCGCCAACCTCCGCAGCGCCAACCTCTACGGCGCCGACCTCTACGGCGCCGACCTGAAAGATGCGAAGTACGCAGACTTGGTCATTGCGCAGACACGCATCCTGCCAGCAGGGAGCCTGATCGGCTGGAAGAAATGCAAGCACGACGTCATCGTCAAGCTGCGCATTCCAGAAGAAGCGCGCCGCAGTCATGCTTTTGGGCGTAAATGCCGCGCCGAGTTCGCCGACGTTCTCGAGATCATCGGCGCCGAGCAAGCGGTCAGCAGTCATGACGGCGTAACCGTCTACCGCACCGGTGAACGCGTCACGCCTGACAGCTTCGACGAAAACTGGCAGGAAGAGTGCGCACCGGGCATTCACTTCTTCATCACCAAAGAAGAAGCCGAAAACTACTGAGCGCTCACCGGCGCTCACTATCCTTTTCACCACATGCGAGGAGACACAAATGTCAAGAAGACGCGACACCAACTACACCCCTGCCCCGTACGCCGGCGACGGTCTTGAAGTCGTAGCCAACCTTTCATCCGGAACCGCACCGACGGCTGTCCTTGTCGCAGTGGCCAAATGGCACGAGCGCAGGAAGGATGGCCGCAACCGCGTCATCGCCTCCAAGCTGCGTGAGCTCGTCGCGGCGAACGATAATGGGATGAGAAGATGAGCGTAGAGGCACTCAAGAAGGCGGTAGAGGATGCGGCCTTGCGCGTTGATGCCAATGCAAACGGCTACCAGGTCGAAGCGGGAGCGGTGATGAAAAGGAGCGAGGGATGACGAGAACAGCTGATAACGACAATGAGCAATTACGGCTCATGACGGTCAAGGAGACGGCAGAAATGCTCGCCGTCTCGGTTTCGACCCTTCGTGAACTAGTACGTGCTGGAGATATTGCCTTCATTCAAAAAGGACGAGGATCGAAGCGACAGCACATGTCGTTCCACCTAAAGGACGTCGAAGACTACATCAAACGGAGCAGGACGCGCCTATGTCTGTCTACAAGCCCAAAAACAGTCCGTATTACCACTTCGACTTCGTCGTCGGGGGAGTACGATTTCATGGCTCAACGGGCTGCTCGAATCGCCGAGAGGCGGAAGGCAAAGAGCGGCTAGAAAAGGAAAAGGCAAAGGAGAACCACAAGAAGAGCAGGGCCGCTGATGATGGCCCGCTTACTATCAAGCGGGCTGTGTCGCGCTACTGGCTGGAGGTTGGCTGCCGCCACACAAACTCCGCGACAACAGACACAGATTTAGCACGCCTCGTCAGTTACTTCGGCGAGGCGAAACTGCTTGCAGATATTGACGACACCGAAGTTGCTAAGCTCGTTCAGTGGCGATCGAAACAACCAGCATGGGGCCGCGAAGAGCGAGCCGACGGCAAGCCAATGCAATTGGTAACGCCAGCGACCGTAAACCGATCGACGATCCTGGTGCTGAAAAAGCTGTTCACGCGCGCAAAGCGGACGTGGCGCTATACATTCCCTCAAGAGCCGATCTGGGCCGATCACTTTCTGAAAGAGCCGAAAGAACGCGTCCGCGAACTGAGGAAAGACGAAAGTTCTGCCCTCGCTCTAGCTACCCGCGCCGACTACGAGCCAATATTCGCGTTTGTCCGAGCGACTGGATTGCGCCTCAACGAGTGTCTTCTGAAATGGTCAGAGGTGGATTGGGAAACTGGCTGGATATCTAAAGCGGGCAAAGGCGGCCGGATGGTTAAGACTGCCATCACTTCAACGGTGCGCGACATACTGCTGCCTCTCCAAGGAAACCACTCTGAATTCGTCTTCACATATCGGGCGAAACGTACACGCAACAAAGCCGCCGGATATAAGGGCGACGGCGATGGCAGGAAGGCGGGCCAACACTACCCTATCACTTACAGCGGCCTAAAAACGCAGTGGAAGAGGATACGGGCAAAGGCGGATGTGAAGGATTTTCGTTTTCACGATTTCAGGCACGACCTTGCAACAAAGCTCCTGCGCGACACAGGAAATCTAAAGACGGTTCAAAAAGCACTCAGCCATGCCGACATCAAGACGACGACCCGATATGCTCATGTCCTAGACGAAGAAGTGGCGCAAGCCCTCGAAAGCTTGAGCCAGAAACGTGCGAAAGGGGCGACAAAGAAAGGAGCATAGGCCGTCTCCACCAAATATTAGACGATGCAAAAACTGTGATCCAAGTCCCGAAATATTTCCCGAACTGGCTTGATAGAATCATCAACAGCCCATACACAGCAGTTGCTCTGATGAATTGACATTCTTTCCTGGGGGTCAAGGGGTCGTGGGTTCGAATCCCGCCGCTCCGACCAGTAAAAACAGATAGATAGCCAGTTCCCCCAGAGCTGGCTATATTTGTTTTAGCCCTCCTGCGGTCAGCGCCAGGCGCAAATTACTAAGACCGGTTCGGGTGTGTATTTATCCAAAACTGAGAATGAGGCGTGCCGAGATGGCCAAAAAAACGAAAATCGAACACTCAGAATTCTCAGGCGAGTTTGAAGACGACGGCATCACGGTCCTGGTTGATATCCACCGTCCCGCTGGCACCCAGCAGGATTGGACGCTCGAGGTTATCAGCGAGCACGACGATGTCACCACGTGGGACGAACCTTTCGCTACCGACAAGGACGCCTGGGAGGAATTCCTGGCCACTTGCGAAAAAGATGGGATTCGCAGCTTTCTGGACGGCGAAGATCCGTCGGTTCATTAACGCTTGCTTCCGCGTCACCGGCCCCGGAGGCCTCGGGTTCAAATCCCCCGTTCTGCCCATTTCGCTCTCGAGCATTCCATTTATGTTCGAGCGCATTCACGGGTTAAACCCCTGAAAATATGAACTCGATTGTAAAGCCGTCGGCCGTCCAGGGACAGCGCGCATTGCCTTATTGACTCTCCGCTAAAATTAGAACATTTAGTGAACAAAAGAGAGGTCATCCACTATGCCCGACGCTGAAAAAATCACTCCCATACGACCGGACGACATAGCGGGATATGTCATCCTGTGTCATGACGGCGATGCGAAGGCGGCTGTCGAGGCCCTTCTCGGCGAAATCGAGCATTTGCAGGAACAGCTTTCCCTCGCGGTTGCGATCATGGGAAAAGGCTATACGCGTGGATGGACACCGGATATCGGGCGCGACTGAGCAACTCTCCAGCTCCGTTTTTTTTTCGAAACAGGCCTGCTGCGACTGTCACGCCACGTGATCCAGACACATGCCCGGAGTTTGCGAATTGACCCGGCCCCTATCGACGGGTTCGCAGCTGCCCGGGTCACCGTTCACCCAAGGCCGCACGCACAATATCTGATGGAGAATCAAATTGAGGCGGGGAGCTCTGACCGACCCGCCTTCAGAACTCGTTGGAGGCAACGGCGAAGTCGGCGGTGATCGGCATGTCTTCCACATTTTCCCATGTCCGGTCCATGGCATAGGTTGCCGACAGATA